ATTTCTTAACCTTTGTAAAAAGAATGTGGCCACAGTTTATAGAAGGTAAACATCACAAAATTATTTCTGAAAAATTTAACAAGATAGCATCTGGTGAAAAGACTAGATTAATTATTAATATGCCACCAAGACATACTAAATCTGAATTTGCATCTTACTTTCTACCTGCGTGGATGATAGGAAATAATCCTGAATTAAAAATTATACAAGCAACACACACAGCAGAACTAGCCGTGAACTTTGGTCGTAAGACCAAGAACTTAATTGACTCTAGAGAGTATCAAGATCTTTTTGCAACAAGACTTCAAGAAGACTCTAAGGCAGCAGGACGATGGAATACGGCACAAGGTGGTGAATACTTTGCAGTCGGTGTCCAAGGTGCGGTAACCGGTAGAGGTGCAGATTTATTAATTATCGATGATCCACATTCTGAGCAAGATATGAACTCGAAGAATGCTTTCGAGAAAGCATACGAGTGGTATACATCAGGACCACGACAACGTCTTCAACCTGGTGGTAGAATTATTTTAGTTATGACTAGGTGGAGTAAAAAAGATTTAACAGAAATGTTATTGAAAGCACAAGCAGAAGAGAAAGCAGATAAGTGGGACGTTGTTGAATTTCCTGCAATCATGCCAAGCGGTAAACCTGTATGGCCTGAATACTGGCGGCTCGAGGACCTTGAAGCTGTAAAAGCTTCTGCAGGGACAGCTAAATGGAATGCACAATATATGCAAAACCCAACTTCGGACGAAGGAGCATTAATCAAAAGAGAATGGTGGCAAGAATGGGAAGACGAACATTTGCCAGTGTTAGATCACATTATTCAAAGTTATGATACAGCGTATCTAAAAAAAGAAACTG